AAGTAAGAGATCGTACATTTTATTTCTTTTGGAAAGATAATAAAGTTCCATTATTTGAATATCATCTTGAAGCACCAGGTAATATTGCAGAAGATATTCGAAATGTAGAAAAAAGAGATGATGATCCTATGAGTCAAATTCTTTGTAATGAAAATAAACCTACAGATAATCCTTATTATAAATATGTATTAGAAGTTCTTGAGAATGGAATGTCACATCAAGAGTTTCAACAAAAAATTGAAAAGTCTACTAATCCAATGGACTATATTGAAGAAAGAACAACTTATAAAGAAGTTGCTAAATGGATGAGAGAAAATGGATTTGAATCTACTGCAAAGAAATGCGATAGACAATACCATAAACTTAAATCTGGTGGAAATATTATGAGAAAAACAACAGAAATACCAAAGGATAAAATTGGTGCTTTTGTTGGACATATGCCTACATCATTAGCACATCCAGATGAAGATAGGTATTTAACTGTACGTGAAGCTTTGTCATTAATGAAATTACCTTCTAATTTTCAGCTGTTAGATCCAAAGCGTAATTTGAATCATATATGTCAAAACGTACCTGTTACTACAGCTGAATGGCCCGCCCGTATGATTAAAAAATATTTAGATGGTAATTTAGATATGATTGACACTAATTATTTAGTTTTTGATAATAGAAATCAAACGTATGATTATGAAAAAAACTGTTTACAAATCACTGATTTTATGGTATAATATAACTATATTATTAAAGGAGAACTATGCCAAGTATTAATTTAAATAAACCTCCACAAAATAAGTGGAGAAAGAAAAACAATCGAAAGCCACAAGGTGCAATGCCTTTTGATGTGGCTCTAAGAAAGTTTAAAAAAGCTGTCGAAGCAGCAGGTATTATTCAAGAAGTTCGTAAAAGAGAATACTATGAAAAACCTACTGCTAAGCGAAAAAGAAAAAAAGCAGAAGCTATCGCTAGATGGAAGAAAAAAGAAAGAATGCTTAAACTAAACGGCTATCCAGAGTCGAGGAGAAGAAGATAATGTCAGTAATGGATAAATTAAAAAAGAATTCAAAAATTAAGTTTACAAAAGAACTTAATAAATCTGAATTTTTTACTGAAAAAGATATGGTACCAACTGATGTACCTATGGTAAATGTTGCATTGTCAGGTGATCCAGATGGTGGTCTTACATCAGGCCTAACTGTTTTAGCTGGCCCAAGTAAACATTTTAAAACATCATTTGCACTACTTATGGCTGGTGCATATATGAAAAAACATGATGATGCTGTATTACTATTTTATGATTCAGAATTTGGTTCACCACAATCATATTTTGAAGCATTTGGTATTGATACTTCAAGAGTATTACATACACCTATTGTAGATGTAGAACAACTAAAATTCGATTTAGTTAATCAATTAGATGCAATTGAAAGAGGTGACAAAGTAGTAATCGTTATTGATTCTATTGGTAACCTTGCATCTAAGAAAGAATTGGAAGATGCTCTTAATGAAAAATCTGTAGCAGATATGTCAAGAGCTAAAGCACTTAAAGGTTTATTTAGAATGGTTACACCTTATCTAACTATGAAAAATATTCCATTACTTGCAGTAAACCATACATATCAAGAAATTGGTTTATTCCCTAAAGCAATTGTATCCGGTGGTACTGGTATTTATTATTCAGCAGATAACATTTGGATTCTTGGTAGACAACAAGTTAAAAAGGGAACAGAAATTAAAGGATATAATTTTGTTATTAATGTCGAAAAATCTAGATTTGTTAAAGAAAAATCTAAAGTACCTATTGGTGTTTCTTGGGAAGGTGGTATTGAACCTTACTCTGGGTTGCTTGATGTTGCCTTGGCTGGTGGCTATGTTACTAAACCAAATGTTGGTTGGTACGCAAGAGTCGATCATGCCACAGGTGAAATTGTTGAGCCGAAGGTTCGTGAAAAAGATACACTTACAAAAGAATTTTGGGATCCAATCTTCACAGGAACAGACTTCAAAAAATTCATAAAGTCATATTATCAAATTGGTCATAAGCCTTTATTAGATGTTGAAATTGATGTGGAAGGAGAAGATGGATAATCATTATACCACACAAGAACATCCGGATTCAGATTTTTACGCTTTAAAATTTACTAAAGAATCACCATATACCGACGTCATGGTAATATATGGTACAGTAAAAATTCTTGAAGATACAGAACTGGATATGGCAACGTTAAAATTTACATATAACATTGTCGATCCAGGCGACTTTGATCATGACGATTTAAGAAAAGATAATGACTTTAATAATTATCTTGGAGATTTATTAACACATATTATTAGTGAGGGAACCATTGGAAATTCAGAATCAACTACCGACTCACGTACTGAGTCATCTACTTAATAATGAAGAGTATTGCCGAAGAGTAATACCATACATTGAAAAAAGTTATTTTGAAGGTGTACATAAATTAGTATTTGATCTCATTGTTGGATTTGTTGCTAAACACAATAAATTACCAACAGGGAAAATACTTGAATTAGAACTTAAAAAAATATCAGCACCAGAAGATTCGCTAAATCTAGCGTCTAATCTTATTGGTGAAATCAACACAAAATCTGATGTTGATACAGATTATCTAATTGAAGAAACTGAAAAGTGGTGTCGTGATCGTGCAGTATATAATGCGATTATGGAATCGATTCAAATCATTGATGGTAAAGATAAAGAAAAAACTGAAGGTGCTATACCAGAAATTTTGTCTAACGCCTTAGGTGTTTCATTTGATCAAGCGATTGGTCATGATTATGTTGATGATTCTGATGCCCGTTTTGAATTTTATAATAAGAAAGAAGAAAGAATACCATGGGATCTTGATTACTTTAACAAGATTACAAAAGGTGGTATTCCAAATAAAACACTCAATATAGTTCTTGCTGGTACGGGTGTAGGTAAATCATTGTTTATGTGTCACCAAGCAGCGTCAGTTCTCACCCAGGGAAAGAATGTTTTATACATTACTTTAGAAATGGCTGAGGAAAGAATTGCTGAACGTATTGATGCTAATCTAATGGATTTACCAATCCAACAATTGTCCAATTTACCAAAAAATGTATTCAATGAAAAGATCGGAAAGATCGCAAAAGGAACAATTGGTAAATTAATTGTGAAAGAATATCCTACAGGTGCTGCGCATGCAGGTCACTTTAGGGCATTATTGAATGAACTTAAATTGAAAAAGAACTTTAGTCCCGATATGATATATATTGATTATTTAAATATATGTGCATCATCAAGGATGAGAAGTATGGGTGGAAGTATAAATAGTTATACTTACGTAAAAGCAATTGCTGAAGAATTACGTGGTTTGGCTATTGAGTTTAACTTGCCGATTATGTCTGCAACACAAACAACAAGGTCAGGGTATAGTAATACTGATGTAGGTCTTGAAGATACTTCTGAATCCTTTGGCTTACCAGCCACTGCTGATTTAATGTTTGCTTTAATTTCAACTGAGGAATTAGATGAACTAAATCAAGTGATGGTCAAGCAACTTAAAAATCGTTATAATGATCCTACCAAATACAAACGTTTTGTTGTTGGTATTGATCGTGCTAGGATGAAGTTATACGATGTAGAAGAATCTGCTCAAACTGATATTATGTCAGATATGAGTATTCCCGATAAACCAATCGCGACGTGGGGGGATAATGAAAGAAAAGACACGTTTGCGGATTTTAAAGTATAGGAGAAAAATATATGAATATGTTACTAAACGCAAAAAACTGGGTAATGGATAGATTAGGTGAAAGAACATCACTAGATGGAGCAGCACTAATCGCTGTCTGTGGATCAGTTATTTTATTCGGAGGCTTAGCTAAGTTATTAGCATGGGTCGGTTTAGGATATGGAATATATACTCTAGTTAAATCAGAGGGTTAATGAAAAAATGTTTAATGTTCGTGTGGTCTCGCATAGCAGACCGGTGGATGATGAAAAATTAAATGATGATCTTATTCAATTGGTTGCATATTGTGCCAGAGTATCTAATCCAGGTAATCAACACAATAACGAAACCGCCGAAAAGTTAATTAAATATTTGATTAAAAATAAACATTGGTCACCTTTAGAGATGGCCAATGTTTGTATGGAAATTGAAACAACTCGGGATATCGCTAGGCAAATTTTAAGGCATAGATCTTTTTCTTTTCAAGAATTTAGTCAGCGATATGCCGATCCTACTCAAGACTTGAGTTTTACAACTCGACCAGCTCGATTACAAGATACTAAAAATCGACAAAATTCAATTGAAATTCCTATGGAAGATTCTATTAATCATATATGGGAATCCTATCAAGAAGTTATTATTGAAAGATGTAAACACGCTTATGAATGGGCAATCCAAGCTGGAATTGCAAAGGAACAAGCAAGGGCAGTTTTACCCGAAGGATTAACAATGTCACGTATGTATGTAAATGGTACATTACGTTCATGGATCCATTACATCCAATTGCGATCAGAAAACGGTACACAAAAGGAGCATATTGATATTGCTAAAGCTTGTGCTGAAGCTATATATCAAATTTTTCCATTAGATGATGTTGTATAAAATACTTTACATATAACAAATATATCTAAAAAATGTATACTTTTTTTTACAAAAACTGTTTACAACAGGTGAAAACTGTGGTATAATACTTATATAAAATGATGAAAGGAGTGAATATGTCAAACAATACAAATACAGCGATCCTCGAAGCTATAAACGAGGAAGTAAATGAGCTATCTTCAATGAGTGTAGTCAGTGAACTTGGAATTACACCAATTGCTGATTCTTTTGATGAATTCCTAGCTTTTGCTGATATGGAAAAGTTAAGATGGAAATTAGTTCTTAAAAGGTTCGAGGAGATGAGTGAATAGTATGGATTATTACAACGAATTTGGTGTACCACAAAACGCGACTGAAGATCAAATTAGGTCAGCAGTTGGTGCACCCTCAATTGAAGAAGAAGGCACATGCATGTGTGGAGAAAAACTTGATATATGTCCGGATGCATACGAACATATGACACATGGAGTATGATATGAGTTATTATAATAACGACGACCTAGCAAATAATCTTGAGGATCTTAGTAAAGAAACTGAAAAATCTTTTCAAAGTCTAATGGATAAATTTGATGAAATCGATAATTCGATGAGTAGAACTTTAAACGCTATGTATTTCTTATATGGTGGTATTGTAGCATTAATGATTTTAGCTTTAGCGGAGGCATTTTTATCATGAGAACAGAAGCTTATGTATTTACGGCGCACACAGCATGCGCAACAGATATGCTCGAAATAGAAACAATTAGAAAAACTGTTAGCAGAATTAATAAAATCAATAAACAAAAAGAAAAGTGGATGAACAGATATGGATATCCACCTAAACAAAAATTGCCTAGATATAGAACAACTCTACACGCTAGAGGACCAAGAGCAGAATACGCAAGAGCATTAGGTAAACACCCTAGAGCTTTTGATAGAGAACTACCAATGAAATTTGCGGAGAGAATCGATGTCTACATCCACGAAAGATAAGTCAGCTTATAAAGTTCTGGCTATAGAAAAACAAACTGATAAAATGGTTGCAGAATATATTTTTGAATCATTGAAAGAAGCAATGAAATTTCACGCTCAAATGACAGCTAAAGGCTATTTATCTATCATGGAAAGGATAGCAGTGTGATAGAATATTTTATTGTTCTAGCAGTTTGTGTCATGGGTGTAGGATATACTTCTTGGAAAATAGGTATTCAAGAAGGTTCTGAAAAAATGGTTGAAATGCTAGAAAATATTGGTATTATTACTGTAGATAGTTATGGAAATGTTATGCCAAATAAAGAATACATACCAAAACAAAAAAATTAAAATGTATAAATAGTAGTATAAAATTAAAAGGACTACTATGTTTGATTTTAAATCTTTTCAAATAACCGAAGCTACTGCACTTAGTCAGAAAGAGCTTCAAAAACCTAATTCCAGTACGGGTGAATCTCGTATTGATATTTTACGTCGTTTAATTAAAGATCAAAAACCACTTGAATTAAAAAAGGGTGGAACATTTGTAGTTGGTGATATCGACGACGCAATGCAAAAACTAAAACAATTTGAAACACAGCCATCAAATATAAGTTTTGTTAGTACTGATGGAACAATGGTTCCATTAAGTCAAATGGCAAAATCAAAAGTTTTTGGTGGTGGTGCTAGTGGAGCTGGCGGCGGTGCAGCAAATACAAAATTAACTGAATCACACCAATGTGTAATGTTACAAGCAATGCTCGATCATGGATTACAAGACGAAAGTTATTTTACACCTGATATTATAAAGGCTGCTTATAAAAAAGTTAAAGTAGATGAAAGCGAAAAAAATATTATTGGTTTAGAAGGTGATTGGTTTACATCATCATATAATATTGCTAAGTTATTGATTCAAGAAGGTTATGTACATAAAAATCATGTCTTCCATCGTGGCAGTAAAGAGATGATAGAAATTTATAAGATAAAAAACCAAGCATTTAAAAATATGGGATTCAGTCCACTCAAAGATGATAAATGGAATCCAGGTGATATATGGGCTATCGATAAATCATTCGATCTTAAAAAGGAATTACCTTCTGAAACAGTTAATGGTTTAAATCAAGCATTAATTAAACATTTTAATGATAAAAGATTAGTTGGTATATCATTGAAAGGACCTGAGAAAAAGTTCCCACCCCCGATAAAAGAATTTAATAATCAATATCCACCAGACGCTAAAATGTTTAAATACATGGGTGTATTATTACAAGGTGCTGTCCGTGGAGATTTTTGGTCTAGTAAATCAGCTACCATAAAATTTGATGGTGGTGAAATGAATTTAAAAGATAATAGTCCAGGCGAAGTTGTAAAGGCTGAAATAAAAGGTAAAAACGCTAGAGGCGGTGGATTATCATGGGGACCAATGTCTGATTTTATTAATAGAGAAACAAAGAAAAAAGTACCAGCATTTAAAAAAGGTATTTTAAGTAAGGCAAAGAAAATAGAAAAAGGTGATCCTAGAACTACAAAATTCTTTTGGTCACTATATAACCACTTTTATAAAAATGATAAGTATGAAGACTTCTTAGAAAATTTACAAAAGAAAGATAAGTTTTGGATCTCAGCTAAATTAGGTGCATTATATATTTGTTATATGATCGATAAAGCTGGTGGTAAAAAAGCAAATGCAATTGTTACTCATTTTGTAAATTATGCTGGATCAAGAAGTACAGACGCATCAGTATATGTTAAGGCAGGAAAATAATGAAATCATTTAAAAATCACGTACCATTACAAGAAGCTGCTAAGAATACTCATATGACTCATATTGAGGATCTTATTCTTGATGGTGGAGTTAAGGGGGCGCGCCAGGCTATCATCGCACTCAGGTCGTTGCGAGATATGTTACAAGGTAACGCAAAATCTGCAGTAGACGTTACAGTCAAGTGGGACGGTGCCCCCGCCGTATTTGCAGGAGAGGATCCAGAAACTGGAGAATTCTTTGTTGCGAAAAAAGGCATATTCAATGCCAACCCGAAAATCTATAAATCTCATGACGATATAAAAGCAGATACATCTGGTGATTTGACTAAAAAGTTAATATTAGCTTTCGATAATTTAAAAGATTTAGGTATAAAAGGAGTCATTCAAGGAGACTTTATGTTTGATTCCTCAGATCTTAAAAAGGAGAAAATTAATGGAATATCTCATGTGGTCTTTCACCCTAATACTATTGCTTATGCAATACCTGATGATAGTCCTCTTGCTAAGGAGATTAGAGCAGCTAAGATTGGAATTGTTTGGCATACTACATACTCTGGAGCGACATTTGAAACGATGAGAGCTGAGTTTGGTAGAGAAATCGTACCAAAACTTAAGAAGTCAAAAAATGTATGGATGCAAGATGCAACACTGCCTGACTTATCTGGAACTGCAACATTAACCAAAAAAGAAACTGATGAATTAAATAAAAATTTATCAGCTGCTGGTAAAATGTTTAAAAAGATAGCAGCTACAACATTAAAAGAATTAGAATCTAAT